ATGAGGTAGCCGACCCACGGACGGCCGAGCCCGTGAGGGATGATGGTTTCCGAGGTTGCGACCGCGACGTCGATGAGGCGACCGTCGAGCAGCGGGACGCGCCCGAGGGCGTCGAACGAGCCCTTGATGCGGTCCTGCACCCGGTCGAGCGTCTCGTCGTCGACCTTGAGCTTGGCGAACGGAGGCATCAAGGCAGCCACCAGCGCAGGTCAGCCGCATTGACGGCGTCCATGTCGACGGCGTGCGCCGGCGAGGCCAGGTCGCGCCGGTCGGCGATGAGTCGCAGCTCGGCCTCCATCTTCTCCAGCTCGTAGCGAAGGTCGCGTACGTCGTCCTCCTGCTTCAGCTTCATCTGGATGGCGGTGTAGAGCACCACGTAGCGCTCCCACCCGTTGGGAAAGTCGACGGTGTCCGTAGTGAGCACGAGGGGCGTCGCGACCGGTACGTACCAGAACGTGCCCGGCGTGCCTGCTGGAGGGGCGGGCAGCAGTCGGAGTGTCGACGGGCCCTGAAGCGAGTAATGCACCGCGGCGCCCCAGGGAGTCGAAGAGCCGAGGTTCTTGTAGACGTTCCGCATCCCTCGAGCAAAGGGCTGAACGGTCTGTGTGATGCTGCCGTAGGTGAGGTCGACCCCGAGCAGCTTGTAGAAGTCCGTCGGGAGAGTGACCGTCTCTGCCCCGAAAGTCGTGAAGGTCTGCGACTTCTTGAAGTAGTTGGAGTCGTAGGCCTCCACGAGCATCTCGTGAAGCCGCTGCACGCCTTCGTTGACGAAGGCGTCGATACCCGTAGCCGTGTCGGGGATGAACCCGGCTACGGGCATGTCGGCGCGCTCCCTTGCGCGCGTTCGCAAAGTGGCAAGGGAGACGGCCGCCATGTCTTAGTTCCCGCGCGGAGGAGGCGTGCGGCTGTTGACGAAGCAGACCTCGAAGCTGAGGACGTCGGAGGTGGTCAGGTCGGTCAGCGCCTCGGTGCCGGTGTTGTTCGTCACGAAGAACTCGATTTCCGTGGCGAGCACGTTGCCCGTTGCCACGACGTCACGCGGCATGAGTGCGTTGACGACACGAGCGGTGGCAACGACGGGGGTCGTGGTGCCCGTGACGCCAGGGAGCACCGTCGCGCCGACATGCAGGAGCCGCGCGTACCGGCCCGTGAAGACGACGCGGTATCGACCGGCCGCCTCTCGAGTGACCGAGCGGATGCCGACGCCGAGAAGGTTGGTGGGAGCGTTCGCGCCGTTGCCGGTGAACCGACCGACCACCTTCGTGAGTCCGCGCTGAAGGCTGCGGACTGGAGCCATGTTTCGAGAAGCCATTGTGGTTCTCCTTGAATGAGTGAGTCGGGGTCAGCGTAGGCCAACCCCGACTCAGCGTCATTAGCTCGAGGGCATCCGCACGACGGCGTTGAAGCCGGGGGCCGTGCAGCCGAGGTTGCCGTAGTAGCCGTACCGGCCCTCGTAGGTGTCCGCGTCCGTGAGGCGCAGGATGTCGAGCCCGTCGAGGTTCAGCAGCTTCGGCGCGGGGCCGAGGCTGTAGAACTTCCAGGTGCTCATGTCGAGGCAGTAGCCCGTGCCGGCGGGGCAGTCCTGGTCCAGGTACATCGACACGGGACCCTTCGGACCCATGATTTGGATGGTCTGGAACCCGACCTGACCGCTCCCCTCGTACTTCGTCACCGCCTTGGTGCCGAGCGAGTTGAGGACCGACTGGTAGTCGGTGTGGTTGACCACGAAGTCGCGCGGACGCGCGCCCTGGCGGTCGAGCTCCATCACGACGCGGAGCGCGCCTTCCTCGGGGATGTCCGCCGAGATGTCCTGCGGCAGGCCCGCCAGGCGGACGCGGTCGACGGTGCGGTCGACGCCGAGGAAGCTCTCGCCGACGGTCGGGTCGGTGAAGGGCAGCCAGTCGGCCAGACCGAGCGCCTTGTTGCCCAGGGGGTTGCTCCCGCCGACACCGTTGTTGGCGTTGTCGCTCTGCACCGACAGGAAGTCGTTGGCGGCCCAGTTCGTGCCCGCGAAGGTGCCGTCAGCGAACGTCAGCACGCCGGTCGAGCGGTTGACGCGGGTGATGGTCGCGGTGGCAGGAGTCGCCCTGTTTGCGCCGGTCGAGGTCGCCGACGCGACGAGAATCATGCCGATTTCGAACGACGTGACGTCGGCAGGGTTCGCGAGGGTGATGGTCGCCGGAGGGCCGGCCGCCACCGAACCGATGGCCCCGATGTTGCCCGAGCGTCCGCGGAACAGGTTGACTGCGAGGTCCTTCGAGATGTTGTTGATGGCACCCTTCATCTCGTCGTCGAGGATAGGCAGGAGGGCGTTGATGTCGCCCTTCGACGCCTCGATGGCCTCGGCCTCGAGCCGGAAGACCTGGTAGTTGCGCGAGCGGGTGAGGACGAAGCGGCGAAAGGCGCTTGCAGTGTCGCGCGCCTGCGCCGAGGCGACCGTGAGGCCGCGACCCTGCGAGTCAGCGATGCGGACGGTCAGTCGGATGTCCTCACCGCCGAACGACTCCATCTTCGGGATGCGCGCGAGGAACGGGTGGTCCGGGTAGACCTCGTTGATGACCCGGTCCTGGGGCCAGAGGTTCTTCAGAATGGGGATGATGTCGGCAACTGCGGTCATGTGGCACCTCTGCGGGTGCCATCATGGCTACCCGCGGTTGGGGGACCGGCCGGCGAGCCTCATGGCCCGCGCCTGCCAGTCCTGGTCGGTTTTCGGGGTTGCGGGCTCGACGGCAGTAGCGCCGGGAGCCATGAAGGACGTGAGGGTGTTCTGGCCTTCTGCGGTGCCCCGAGGCGACGCTGGTGCCTCGTTTGCAGGGACGGTAGCCGCCTTCTGGGCTGACGTCAAGAACCCATAGCGTTCCGCCAGCTTCCGGTGCTTCTCCTCGACCCGCGCGAGCGCGATGGTGAGGTTGTCCTGGGGGTTGTCGGCAGGGAGCTTCCCGGTCTGGCGGTAGAACTCGTTCAGCTCGCCGATGGCCTCCTCGACCGCCTCGTCCTTGAACTTCGAGATGATGGGGAACTTCTTCTCATCGACCAGCGGCAGCGCGATGGCCTTGGCCTGAGCGTGCGCCTTCGAGGCCTCGGCCTCCATCCTGCCCGCCTTGAGTTCGTCGACCTCCTTGCGAGTAGCGGCGAGCGCTTCCTTCAGGTCGCGCACGTAGGCGGGCTCGTTGGCTTCGGACTCGGTCGGAGCGGCGCTCTTCGCCGCCGGCTGGGCCTTCACGACAGCGTCGACGACGTCCTGATAGGACATGCCCGCCGCCTCCAAGAGCACCATCGGGTCGCGGGTCGTCACGGCCCGCTGAAGCAGCTCGGGGTTCACCACCCGCGAGAGGTCCGCCACGGCTCGAACCTTCTCCTGCTCAGCGCGGAGAGCCTCCTCCTTCTCACGAAGGGCCTTCTGCTCCTGCGCCAGCTTCTTGAACCAGTTCTGCGCGGGCTCTGGCGGCTGCTCGACTTTTGACTCCGGCTTTGCCTCGATTTGTCCCTCTTTTGCCTCAACCTTCGACTCGACCGGAGCGGGCGGCTCGACAGCCTTCGGAGCGGCTGGCTTGGCAGCGGCGAGCGCGGCGGCCTGGTAGTCGGCAGCGGTCTTCGGAGCAGCGGGAGCAGGAGCGTTGGCTTCAGACATTCAGGTCCTCACGAAATCAGCGGGGGAACGGCGGGAGTCGGCGGGGTGGGTTCGACGTTGACGGTGTTGTTGATGGAGCCCCCGCCGCTCGCCGGAGCGGGCATCCCGCCTCCGAGTGCGTTCGCAGGGAGCCCGGCCTGAATCGACGCTTGGGCCGCGAGCGTCTTCGTCATCTCGTTGGTGGCCATGTCGATGAAGTCGCGGAGCATCTGGAGCCGCTCCTCCTCGATGTCGAAGTGCTGCGCGGCGAGGTACGCCGCGGTCGCTCGAGGCACGAGCTGCGAGAGGTCCTGGTACTTCTCGATGAGCGGCATCTTCGGCTTGGGCTCGTCGAGAATCTTCGAGAGGCACCAGTCGATGTTGTCAAGCGCGGCGTTCGCGAGGGTCTGCTCGGCCTCGACGTCGGGGAAGTCGAGCAGGCGCTTCGCGGTGGGGATGTCGATGTACCCGCCGGCCACGAGCTCGTTCACGCGCTGAAGGCGCGCGGACGGGTGCGTCGGCAGGCTCGAGACGGGGAACATCTGGATGACGAAGTCGTCCGGGTCGACGGCGATTTCGCCCCACTTCACCACCTTGGCGAACTGCTTCGACGGGATGCGCACCTCGGACTCGGGTGCGAACTCCTGAACGAGCTTCATCGCCAGTCGCGTGAAGTCGAGGAAGAAGTTCTCGTCGGCCTGCGCGTCGAAGGCGAACCGCTCGCTCTCGATGTCGTTGTACTCGCGCAAGGCGACCGCCGCGTCGAGGCCCGAAGGCTTCTTCGCTGCCGCAGAGAGCTCGGAGAGGCCGACCTCCTGGAACGCGCGCGAGTAGAGCCGGTCGCGCTCGGCGAACTCCTCGCCGGCCACCGCGTTGGTGTTGTCGACCATCACCACCGCGCCCGGCGGCCCCTTCGTCTTGACGATGGGGCTGAAGCTGTTGTCGAAGGCGTTCTCGTCGACCGCACCGGCTTGGACGAAGGTTCGGCCGCGACCTCGGCGCCGGAGCTGCTCGGAGATGGACGTGTTGAGCCGGTTCAGCTCTCGCTGGATGCCGGTCAGAATCTCCGCGATGCCTTGGCCCCAGAAGCCTTGAAGGCGCGAGCGGTAGCGGCGGAAGACGAACGGGAAGCAGTCGAGGGCCCACGACTCCTCGAGCAGCACGACGCCGTCGCCCGTGATGATGACGTGCTTGCCATCCTTCGCGCCCTTGCTCGAGGGGAGGTGCCAGCCCTCCCACACCTCGACGACGTCGGAGACGCCGTTCATCACGGTGTCGGAGCCATCGGTCGCCGTGGCGGCGATGGGGATGGCGGCGCTCGGGTACTTCTGGGAGAGCACCTCGCGGTCGGCGAGCATCCGCACGAAGAGCTGCCGCGGCTTGCCGTAGATGCCGTCGGCGTCGTCGACGTAGACGTCGTCGATGAACACGGGCTCGGCGCACACCTTGCCCTTCTTCTCGACCCACACGCGCAGCGCGCCCGTGCCGAAGGTGTAGGCCGACAGGCGCACCTTCTTCGCGAGCTCGTGGATGTGCGTCTCGTAGAAGAGGCCCTGCGCCCAGAGGTTCGCCTTGCGGGCGCGCTGCTGGCCCTTCCATGAGCCTCCGGCCGTGAGGAACGTCGGGCGGGGACGCTGCTTGCCCACCTTGGAGCCGAGCGCCTCGATGCAGGTCGCCACCACGTTGAACGTGATGCGGTTGGGGATGCCCCGCCCGTACCAGGTCGCCGAGCGCGTGTAGTCTCGAGCGCCGAAGCTGTTGATGTCGACGTTGCCGTATAGGCGCGCGTGGACGAGGTTGAGCTGGTGGCGATGCGTGGCTTGGACCTTCAGCGAGTCGCAGACCGTCTTGGCCGAATGGCCGAGTTCCTTGTCTTTCTTGTTCCACCACTTCCGCTCTGCGAGGAACTCGGAGGTCGGCTTGTTGTCGCCGGGATTCCAGCCCTCCTTCATCGTCGTGTAGTCCATCATTTCACCCCACGCCGAGCGAGTTCGGCCCGAATGGCGACGATGAGCGTCGCGTCAGAGAAGTCCCGCTTGCCGTCCGCGCGCACGTCGCCGAGACGCGCCGCGTCAAGCGCCGTCCTCTCGGTGGCGATGCCTGGCTGCACGTGCCGAGCGGCGTAGTCGCACGCATCGCGCACGAGGCCCTCGAGCGACTGGCGCGTCTGGTTGGTGCCGGCGCGACGCGCGAACCACGCCGCGAGGCCGCCAAGGAAAACTGCAATGCCGCTCAGGATGTGGTCGATGTCCATTGCGCTCCTTACTGCTCGAAATAGCCGTTAACAGTGACGGTGCCTCGGAAAATCTCCGTAGCCGTCGCGGTGCCGACGGGCACTTGCAAGATGATTTGCAGGAACCGCCCGGACTCCACCGTCAACGGAGAGTGAAAATTCCGAATTAGGTCGGGGGCACACTGTTCCGGTGTCGCGCCGACGGGCAAAGACTGTTTGCCGAGACTGATTCGTCGCGGGGCGGTCGTCGGCGAGGCTCCCGTCGCGTCCGCCGTGGCCAGCGAGACGTTGGTGGAGTTGGTCCCGAGGCTCCACTCAAACGCGGTTGGCGTCGTGGCCACCGCGACGACAGTGTTGCAGGTGGAAATCGAGATGCCGGTCAAGACGAGCCGGTACGACGTCGGCACCTGATAGCCGAACACGATGAGGTCGTTTACGGAACCCGCCACCGCTAGGAACTGCCACCGGCCTCCAAGCGTCGAGTAT